GGCTGAGACTTTTGGCGGTCAGGCCTCAGAACAGGCAGACACCTTTCAAGGCAAAATGGCGCGTCTTAGCGTTGCATTTGCAGAAGGTAAGGAGACAGTAGGCGCATTTGTCCTAGATGCAATAACGCCTATGGTCACTACCTTTGTAAACAATGTCGTACCAGCTGTGCAGAAGCTGGCAGAAGAATTAGGGCCAAAGCTTACGCCAGTATTTACAGCGCTTACAGAATACATACGCGATTTTGTTATTCCGACATTTAGAGACATTTGGGCATTTATTACAGACTTTGTCATACCTACAATTTCAGCACTTTTGACACCAGTAATTGATGCCCTACGAACGTCTTTTGAACAGGTCACTACCAAGCTCGCAGAAAATGAGGAAAAGCTAAAGCCGCTTGTGGCATTGTTCAAAACCGTTGCGGCTTTTGTGCGCGATTATTTAGCGCCAGTTATCGGCACACAGTTAAAATTTGCATTTACAGCTTTGGGTACAGCCCTTAGCATTATCATTGACAATTTTGCAACGCTCGTCAGCACAGTCAATAACGCGTATAACGCGATTAAAAGATTGGTCAAATTTATTGACGAAAACCCTATAGCTTTGGGATCAACAGGCGTGGCTGGTTTTGGGTTGCAACAGTTATTTGGCGGTGGCAGGGCTATGGGTGGCCCAGTTAACGCTGGCACGAGTTATATCGTCGGTGAGCGTGGCCCTGAGTTATTTATGCCTAACGCGAGCGGCACAATTATCCCTAACAATAAATTAAGCGGCGGCGGTACAGTTATCAACCTAACAGTCAATGGGGCCATCGATGGCGAGTCAACGGCTAGACAAATTGTCCGCATACTTAATGACTCACAGGCCAGGGGTACGCTCGGAAGCGCGGCTTTTGCATGAGCGCCTATACACCAGTCTATAAAGTCCTAATCAATAACGTCGAGCTTACAGACGTCGCACTAGAAAATTTAACCATTACAAGCGGTCGGACTGATGTAAACAGCCAACCTGTTGCAGGTTATTGCCAGGTACAGCTAATTAACTTAAATAATTCAGCTTATGATTTTACAGTAGGCACAGGCATAACAATAGAAGTGACAGACAGCACATCGACTTTTGTGCCTATTTTTGGCGGCTACATTTCAGATTTTACAACTACAGTCAACGCGGTTGGTACTTTGGCCGCTACTACCGTTGTGCAGATAACAGCGCTAGGCGCATTGTCTAAATTGACTAAATTTATTGATCCTGGCGTATTGTCACAAGATCAGGACGGCGATCAAATTTACGACCTGTTATATGACTATTTATTAGGTCAATGGTTCGAAGTGCCAGCAGCTCAGACATGGGCGACTTACGATCCAACAGAGACATGGGCGAACGCTGTAAATATTGGTCTAGGCGAAATTGATCGGCCTGGAGATTTTCTTATGATTGCAAGATCAAGCGATGAGACAGACCTTTACAGCTTAGCCACAGAGATCGCCACAAGCGCGCTAGGGCTGTTGTACGAGGATGCTAACGGCAACGTAGGCTATGCCGACAGTACTCATAGGCAAAACTATCTAGCGGCCAACGGCTACACGACATTAGACGCCAATCACGCTAACGGAGCAGGCTTATCTGTTACGACACGATCTGGCGACATACGAAATAAATTTACAATTACCTACGGCACAAGCGGCCAACACACTTACACATCTGAGGATGCTCAAAGCGTTATGAATTACGGCCTTTATGCGCAATCATTTACATCGCGCATTAAAGACGCGCCTGACGCTGAGCTATACGCAGATCGATTGATAGCCCTACGAGCCTACCCTTACGCCAAATTCCAAAGCATTACATTTGAATTAGGCAACCCAGAAATCGACGACAGCGATAGAGATGCTTTGATTAACATATTTACTGGTCTGCCTGTGTGGATACAGAATTTGCCGCCTAATATAAGTGAGGGATCATTTGAGGGCTACATTGAGGGCTGGACATTCAACGCCACATACAATAATTTGACTGTGACATTTAACGCGTCGCCAGTCAATTTTAGCCAGGTAGCTGTAAAATGGGAGCAAGTTAACCCAGCAGAAGCCTGGAATACCTTAAGTCCAACCCTGACATGGCTTGACGCGATTGGAGCAGTAGCGTAATGGCAACAACAACACCCAATTTTGGTTGGTCAGTACCGACCTCGACAGATTTGGTAAAGGATGGCGCGACAGCTATTGAGCTGTTAGGCGACAGTATTGACACATCGCTTGCTGATCTTAAAGGCGGCACGACTGGACAAGTCCTAGCAAAAGCGTCAGGTACTGATATGGATTTTTCATGGGTTGCGCAAGATGACACAAACGCAATTCAAAATGCCATTGTTGATGCTAAGGGCGATTTAATTAGCGCTACGGCAAATGACACGCCAGCCCGTCTAGCAGTCGGTACAAATGGTCAGGTTTTGATGGCCGACTCCGCAACATCAACAGGTCTTAAATGGGCGGCGGCTCCTGGTAAAGTGTTACAAGTCGTGAGCGTACAAAAACTCGACACTTTTAGCTCAACAGCTGCATCGCCAACAGCGATTACTGGCCTATCAGCTAGCATCACGCCAACAGCTACATCGAGTAAAATATATGTCATTTTAACAATCGGGCGTGTAGATTCTAGCGCAGCCAATAACGTAGCCTTTAGATTATTAAGAGGCGCAACTGTTGTGGGCGGCGGGACTGCTGTATCAAATCGTCTAAGCTCATGGATCAGCATTGGTCCTGGTGGTGCAAATCAGGGAGCGCCAGTCGCAGCGAGTTATTTAGACAGCCCAAATACAACCAGCTCTACAACATATTCAATCGAAGGCTGGAATGACACCGCAGCTAGAACTTTTTTTATCAATCGAAGCAATAACGACCCTGACAATACAGAAGCAGGCGGCAGCCGTACCTCATCAACAATTACACTCATCGAAGTAGGTGCATAATGGATATTGCGCAAATTTTAAGCCGCAAGTTTAACGATAACGAATGGACTTTAAACGGTGACGATTATGCTGGTCTAGTCTGGCTATCAGATACCGCTAAGCCTACTCTAAAAAAGTTAGAGGATTTGTGGCCAATCGTCGCCCAAGAAATTTTGGATGAAGAATCTAACAAAATTAATGCAAAGGCGGCTCTGCTTGATCGCTTAGGCATTACAGCCGATGAAGCGGCGATTTTATTGTCATGACATACCCAGCAGGTACAGCTGCGCAGGTATTAGCCATTGCGCTTAAAGAGGTTGGTACAGTCGAGGAAGGCAATAACCTCACTAAGTACGGCAAATTTATGAAGGCTGACGGCCTGCCCTGGTGCGGCTCATTTTGTAATTGGGTACTGGCAGAAGCTGGCGTCAAGATACATAGCGTCGTAAGCACAGCCAAAGGCGCGCATGTATTTAAAGAAACTAATCGATGGTCAACAATTCCTACTATTGGCGCTTTGGCTTTTATGGACTTTCCTGGCGACGGCATTGATCGTATTAGCCATGTAGGCATTGTTTTAGATTTTGAACATGGCACAGATGAGGTCACACTCATCGAGGGCAATACATCTGGCCCTGGTGGAGATCAGCGCAATGGCGGTATGGTAATGATTAAGAAACGCTCATTATCTAAGCAAATTGTAGGCTTTGGCGTGCCAAAATATAAACCCTATGACGGTGCAGTACCAACTGTGCCTACAACCAAAACAAAGGAAAAAAAGAAATGGACCAAGCCAAAAGTTTAGCAGCCTCATGGGCACGATCATTTTTGGCCGCTGTTTTGGCCTTGTACATGGCAGGGGTAACTGACCCTAAGACTTTGGCGATGGCAGGTGGCGCGGCACTAGCGCCAGTCATTATGCGCTGGCTTAACCCTAATGACGCATCCTTTGGGGTAACCAAAAAATGACACAGACCGATTTTTTTACTATTTACCTGGCTAGCCTTGCCATTTTAGGCGGCTTTGCGGGTTTTGTTATTACTCACTTACTGGCTGAGATTAAGCGCCTACACGCCAGAGTGGATGAAATCTATAACATTTTACTGGATCGATGATTTGTCATGGCGCGTAAAAAGGTCATTGACCTAGACACATACAACGCCCTAGACGCCTACAGTATTGCCCTGCACGAGTATTACAAATCATTGCGTAAGGCTGGTTTTAGCATTGAGATTGCCCTGGCACTTATGAGCGATCGAGACACTTATCCTGATTGGATTTTGCCTACATTGCCTAACAAAATACAGCCGCTGCCCTATGACGACGATGAGGACTGATGCGTCGAATTGTGGTCGTCAGCGATATGCAGATTCCATTTCATGACCAGCATGCCGTTAAAAATCTGGTCGGTTTTATCAAGTCATTTAAGCCTGATGAGGTTGTGACAATAGGCGATGAAATCGATTTCAACACAATCAGCCGATTTGCAGACGGCACGCCAGAGGCGTATGAACAGACTTTGGGAGATGATCGCGATACGGCTGTTCAAATACTTTACGATCTACAAGTAACCCAGATGGTCAGGTCTAACCATAGCGATCGGTTATACACAAAGATCATGCACAAAATTCCTAGTTTTCTATCATTACCAGAGCTGCGCTTTGAAAAGTTTATGAGACTCGATGAGTTAGGTATTACCTACCATCGCAACGCTTTACCTATCGCTCCTGG